TGGATATTATAACAGTAGCTACCATTTCGCCGGGGACACCTTTAATTTGTGGGTCTCAGGCAGGGGTTGAGCTGAAAGGCTCTTCCGCTGAAAATAAGCAAATTGGGTCCGGCGCCAACCGGCCCCCGAAGAACAAGCGTTACCGCAAGGGCGCCCACGTTACTTCAAAGACAGGTGCTGGCTCTTCCTCCGAGGGAGCCACCACTGACGTGAAGACCAAGCCGAAGGGCGAGGCCAGTAGCGCGAGGGGATTACGAGACCCTCAAACCAGGACTGGAAAGTCAGGCGCCGAAAGCGCACGCGTGGTTCAAACACGTAGCAAAGGAAAGCCTCCCCGCATGAATAGGCGCGGAGAGGCTAGACGTCGTGGTGTAAAGCTACCCTACGTTCCACGGCCTGATAAGGATGCAGATCAGGCCGATTGGGACGCGTGGAAAGCAAGGATACAGGAAACGGAAGGCGTGTCGGCCTCGAGCGAAGATCAAAGTAGCTCGGAGACTGGCAGCAACCACCCTGTACCTCGGAACACAGACACGACCGGTCTTACTTGCAGCGATACCGACATCGCTGACCTAGCAGCTAGCACGTTACCTGCCCCGATACCACCCACACGTGGTTCGTCACGAACGACCCTAACCGATAGCGGAGACGCCGTTGTGGAAGAAGTGACAATCACCGGGACCGGGATGACAGACTCGTGTACGGAACTTGTTCCGTCTGCTGGGACCAATTTTGAGGCCACGGAGGATACCCCAGAGGTCTCGGCGTTCCAGCTGAGACCGCTCATCCCGTTGAGCGCTGAGGAACAGCTGAAAAGCTTAGCTCAGAAGCGGAGACGCCACGAAATCGAAAGGTCATTCGACACGATGACCGAGGTCAACTTGCCAACAGGCGACAATAAACCCTCATCGATCTGGCAGTTTCTGTTGGTCTGGTGGTACACCCAACCCTCCATGGTCACAGGCAAGTACAACTGGCTCACCCCCCTCCAAATTCAGATGGAAGGGTGGTACGCGATGTTGGCACTCCTTTGCGTTTTGGCATCACTACTCGCGGTCTTCGTGCATGCTCTCTTAACCGGGGGCAAGTGCGGGGGCATTGCAGAAATTCGTTACTGTGTGACGAGTCTCGGGCCCGAGTGGACTATTGTTTGGGCATGTGTCTTCATGCTCTGGCTGATCTCGTGGTGGTACCGCCCGGTATTGTATTCGTACGTACCGGGTGCCAACCTCCATTTGGATATGACTGTCTTGCAGTGCAACAAGTATGGGGTCAATGCGGACCTGTACATGGCAATGCAGATCAAGAAAGCATTTTCCAACAAAGACGGCCGGGACTTGCAGGACCTTACTTACAAGGTTGGTAACTGGATCGAGGACAACGAGCCGTCCTGGGATACAGAGACCAGATATGACCAGACAGTAAAAGTAACGCAACTCATGATGTCCATGTGCCCGTTTGAAGAAGCGGTTTGCATGCACTTGAGTGAGAAGCGTGTTCTTGACGGGGCCTGGGCCATGAACGGCCTCGTCAGGAAGGGGATATTACCGGGCAAGAAGACCGGTAGTATCCCAGGTGCCATATAGGGGTGCCCTGTCAACATCCCCGCGGTGTGCAGCTATCTGAGAGATAGGGAGTTCAAGCCCATGGACCCCGGCTGCAAGATCAAAGCATCGCGGAGACCAGACAGGGACCCCCACACCCGCCGGTGGATTAGACTGGCGGTTCCACCCATCCGGGGTGCAATACACTCGTACGCGCATTACGACTGTCCTTGCAACCAGATGGCGGCCATACGAAATCGTGTCGTTGGAGAGGTGCCTTTACCCTCCTTAGATGGTCTGACTAGGCTACGAAACACAGGGAAGCGCCTTGCGCGACTTTTGGGGAAGCAACGAGAGCTGGAGATTCTCGAGTTCCCCCTCGCATACACCGGGGCCAAACGGGCCCGGTATCAGCGTGCGGCGGAGAACCTCCTGGAAGGGGGGATCACCCGCCGAAAAGCAAAGGTGAAATGTTTCGTAAAGTTCGAGAAACTCGAATTCAAGCCGGAGAAACCGAATCCCGATCCGAGAGCCATACAGTTTAGGTCACCCGAATACTGTGTAGCCCTTGGTAGGTTTCTCCGGCCCATTGAGCACGCGGTTTACAAGCTCAAGGGAGGCGGCATCCTCCCACCCTCCCGAGTAATCGGGAAGGGCCTCTCGCAACCAGCGAGAGCTGCACTCCTCTTGGAAAAGGTACAGAGGTTTAAATCACCGTGTCTAATTACCCTAGACGCATCCCGCTTCGATCAGCACTGTTCTGAACCACTTCTCAGGATAGAACACGCCTTCTACTGTGCGGCTAACAGCTCGAAAGAGTTTGCTAAGTTGCTCAGTTGGCAGCTGAAGAACAAGGGACGCACCTCCTGGGGGATCAGATACGAGACTACCGGCAAGCGGATGTCTGGTGACATGAATACGGGACTGGGAAACTGTGTCCTCATGGTCACTATGATTACAACTTTTGTACGATTCTACCTCACACCAGCGATAGCGAAAAGGTACGGTGAACGTTTGGTTCACTGGGACATGATTGACGATGGCGACGACGCCATTCTCATCGTCGAGTCCAAGTACCTAGACCTCGTGTTGGACCTAGTGAAGCCCGCATTTCTTGACTTCGGTCACGAGATAAAGGTGGAGAAGGTCGCACGAAGCATGGAAGAGGTTGAATGGTGCCAGGCAAGGCCCATAGAGTACAAGCCAGGAAAGTGGAAATTCGTTAGAGACTACCGCAAAGTCATCAGTAATTCATTATCAGGTGTGAAATACTGCGAACCCACTCGAAATAGCAGGCAACGCCTCGTCAATTCTATTGGATTGGCCGAGATGATACTGGGGTTGGGGATCCCAGTCCTGCAAGAATACGGGAAGGCTCTGGTGCGAAACGCTGGCACAGAGCGGCTCCTTGTCTTTGATTCGATCGACAGTTACTACTACAGGCTCCACAACGAACTGAGGGGCCTGAACAGGAAGTTCGAATTGTTCCACCCGGATCCCGTGACCGACTGCGCAAGACAGTCGTACGCACGGGCTTTCGGGGTTTCAATAACAGAACAGTTGAAAGACGAAGACATGTTGTCAAAATGGAGCTTTAATTTGCTCGGGGACTACCATCTGAACCGGGATATCGATGTCGCGAAGTGGAGAATCGAGAACCCATTCAGTCCAGAGAAGTATCCCCCGGGGGAATATGAGTACTAAACAAAACAACCGTAATCCCAAGCCGCGGGGCCGTAAGCCAAATACAGCCCCCAAACGAAATCGGAGACAACCGAACAAATCAAAGCCAGAAGCCATGGCATGCTGTCACGCACTTACGTGCTCGCAGGCCCACAGGTTTCCAGATGGTGACGGAGCAGTCACCAGCGCCTTCAAGGTGATGACAACAGGAACGTTCACAGCCGATGCTAACGGAACGGCAGGTCTCGCGATCTGTCCTTCCGTCCTGCAGCGAACGGTCCTGTCTAGTCCCACCTACACAGCAGGCGTAATCCAGACTTGGGCTGATGTCCAAAACTCCTCCATATCTGCGACGGTCACCACCGCCGAGGTACAGAGGCAGCGAGTCACTGGAGCCACTCTCAAGATCGAGTATATCGGCGATGACTTCCACAACTCGGGAGAATTCGCACTCAAGATGTACACGCACACGCATAATGTGCAACAAGATTGGACGAGTGGAACCTTTGATGCATACCCCAAGTCTTTCACGTCCTATTGCCAACGCCAGAAGTTTACCCGGGCGCGTGACAGTCAATTCATAACTTTCACCCCCGCTAACGAACTGTCTCGTCGTCAGTTCGAGACCATCGCCTCTGTCGGTCAAAACACCCCCCAGGGGTTAAAGTCGATTGTGCTCCTCTTATCAGGGGCTAATCCGACTGACCGGCAGAGTTGGAGGTACACGCTAGTGCAAAACGTGGAGTTCATTTGGGAACCCAACACCGTGCTTGCCCGGTCATCCACCCTCGCGCCGCCGCGAGATGCTTCTTTCGTCGAGAAGTACTCACGAACGGCGGCTGCAATGCTCAAGCGAGGCTATGACATTATCCCGTTGTCCTTCAAACAGCGGATGATGCAGAGTCTTGCTGGGGCAGCAGCTACATACGTGGGTGGACCCGGAGCAGGGACACTTGCCATCGGCTACATGGAAGTCGACTAGAAGGGAAACTAGACAAACCCAGCAACGATCAGTTGGGCCCCGCTAGGGGGCCCCACTGGCCAATAATTGTACTACCTAGGAGTGAAGGTCGATCTGACAACGAGTAATATCTTAATGACGATTGACTGGCTATGTCCTGGGGTGAAATATCATATGGTTCCATACTCAGTAATTGTGGTGGCACAGAGACCGGCATCTTTGTGTCTGCCTCCCTTCGGGGGGGACTTCAAGCCACTAGGAGTGGGAAATACCAACTTGGTTATGTGCGTAGAGTATAGCAGACAACTCCCCCAGATAAATTTCTTAGAATACCTCGCTTTAGAAAGTAACTATAGTGGCAGCTCCTTGGAGTTCGGGTCCCTTTTCCGGCCCAGCCATAGTAGGATAGCAGTGGACAAATTTCGAAGTTATAAAGCTGGGGGCGTAGGACCTCTGCAAGTGCGTGCTAGCGTGGGAGTTTCTGAAATGAGCCCACATCAAGAATAGATACCGTGTGTACTTGGCGGTGCACCAGAGATCTCGATAGACAGTTGTAGCCAGTGGGGTTCCCGTGCAGGGCGATACCTCACAACTATTTGATCACCAGGGGAGGAGTTAGAGCAACCAATTTATTGGATCCTTAACAGGAGGGCGCATCTTCTCATCCCCGACCTACTGACCGACCAGTGGAATATACATAT